ATTGCTAACTTTGGACAGACGGGTGGATTAGCTTATACACCGCCGACAGGGTTTGTGGCGCTGTCATCTGCCAACCTCCCCACCCCCACGATCACGGATGGCTCGACTAATTTTCAGACGACGCTGTATACGGGCAATGGCACGGCAATCGGCTCTGGCGGTAACCCAGTATCTCAGAGCGAAAACAGCACATTCCAGCCGGATTTTGTCTGGATCAAGCGTAGAGATTCGGCAGTTGAACACGTCCTTACTGACGCAGTTCGTGGCGTTACGGAAGAACTTAGCTCGAACGATACGGGCGCAGAAGAAACAGTTGCTGAAGGCATAACAACTTTTGGTTCCTCCGGGTTTACGGTCGGGTCAGATGGTTCTTACAATACCAATACTGGTACATACGCAGCTTGGCAATGGTTAGCCGCTAACGGCACAGCATCAAACGAAGACGGCGATATCACGTCAACGGTGTCAGCCAATACCACGGCTGGGTTTAGCGTTGTTACTTATACAGGAACTGGCAGCGCAGCAACTGTCGGTCATGGTCTTGGCGTAGCGCCGCAATTTATTGCGATTAAGGGTCGCACCAACGTAGATAGTTGGGGCGTTTATCCCGGCACTTCGACGGGATACGGCGGTCAGTATCGGCTCAAGCTAAACGAAACATCTTCTGTTGCGGCCTCTAGTGTCTACTGGAACAACACTGACGCAACCAGCAGTGTCTTTACGGTTAATACCAATGCGCAGGTTAATGGGTCTGGTGTTGATTATGTGGCCTATTGCTGGGCAGAAGTTGAAGGCTATAGCAAAATTGGCAGCTACACCGGCAACGGCTCGACAGATGGCTCGTTTGTCTGGTGCGGGTTCAGACCTGCTTTTGTCATGATTAAATGCTCCAGCGTAGCGAACTCATGGACAATGTATGACACGACCCGTCAAACATATAATCCAGACGGCAGATATATATTAGCTGAAAGTACTGCGGCTGAAGTCGCTTCGACCACTGTTGAAATTGATATTTTGTCGAACGGTTTTAAAGCGCGGGACAACCAGAACAACATTAACGGCTCCGGCAGAACGTACATCTACATGGCATTTGCCGAACACCCCTTTGGCGGCGATGGTGTCGCCCCCGTCCCGGCTCGATAGGAGAAGACAATGTGGACATATAACGGAAAACGTATTCGTGAGGGTCGGGCATGGACGGACGACAATGGCGTTCAGCATCCGGCTAACTGGGCTATCTGGTCTGAGGACGAGAAGGCTGCTCATGGTCTTGTCTGGGTAGATTCTCAGCCACAGCCTGACAGTCGTTTCTATTGGTTCTCCCAGAACTCTGATGGTACATACACCAGCACCGAACGAGCATTAGAAGATGTCAACGAGGTTGACGACAACGGCGACCCGCTGCTGGACGAAGACGGTGTGCAGATGGTAACTCTCGGTCTTAAATCTCAGTGGATTTCTCAGACAAAGCAGACACAGGGTAGTATTTTGTCTCAGACTGACTGGGCGTATACTAGGAAGCAAGACACAGGCGTTGATGTCCCCGCAGATATTCAGCAGTATCGAAACGAGGTTCGTCTAGCATCAGGTAGCATTGAAGATCAGATTAGTCAGGTTGCTGATCTTGATGCTTTCAAGGCTCTATTTGAAACACCTGTTGACAGTGACGGTATCCCTACGGGCAACGCGCCGATCTATAACTGGCCGAGTAATGCTTAGAATACTTTTAGCTTTAACTTGTTTTACTTTTGTGCTATACTATAGTAGTCCTGTAGCGGTAGCCCAACAGTTCAACTTACAATGTTTTCCAGAAAATGAGGCAAAAAAAGTACTTAAAGAAAATAACGAAAAGCTTATTTTCACAGGTATTTCAAAAAACAACTTTGTTATTCAACTTTGGTCCTCTTCTAAAACATTTAGTATTTTTATCCGTACACCGAACGGTTTGTACTGTACTTCTCAAGATAAGTTGGGACGCACACTAGAACTTAACTTAGGCACGCCAATATGACCGTAGAATCTGCAACATACATTAGCCAACTTGTCCCAGCTAACCCATCTTCTTCTGACAATATCAGTGAGGGTGACGATCAACTTCGTTTGATCAAGTCTGTCCTACAGGCACAGTTTCCAAACATTGGTGCTGCGGCAGTAAACCCAACAGCTGCACAGTTTAACAAACTTGGTTTTGAGCCAGGCACTGTTGTCATGTTTGCTAGCAACACTGTCCCCACAACTGAAACAATTAGTGGTGTACGGGATTGGCTTCTATGTGATGGTGGTGACTACAGCACTTCGACATACTCAACACTCTATGGAACAATTGGTACAGTGTTTGGAACTAGTGGTTCAAACTTTAAAGTTCCTGATTATAGCAGCTTTGTTCCCATTGGTGTTGGTGGTTCGTTTGTACTAGGTAGTGGAACATCTGAAATTGCAGGTGCTGGTACAGACGCTGTTAAACTTCAGCCAATTAACTTTTTAATCAAAACATGATGCTAAATGGAATTAGATATAAAAACTCTAATTACTGTAGGGGGGATCGCAGCTTCTGTGATTGGTTCGGCGGCGGTTGCTAAACATCAACTAAAAACCATACACGAAAACATTAAAGAGATTTTTACATCTCTAAAAAAATTAGATCAGCGTACAGACAAGCACGATATTAACGCTGAAATGATCACCTCTAAAGTTACCGTACTATCTTCGATGATGTCTCCCGATACCTTGGAAAGACGATATAGAGAAGTAGAGTCATTAAAGAAAGACGTAGAGTTTCTAAAGGAAAAGGTTAAATGATCGAATACCGGGGCGAAAAGTTTTCAGGGTACAATAAACCTAAGCGTACTTCTGGTAAAAACAAAAAGTTTGCGGTACTGGCAAAGCAAGGCCCGACTATTAAACTAATTCGGTTTGGTGATCCTAACATGACTATTAAAAAAGATCAACCGGCGCGTCGTAAAAGCTTTAGAGCTAGACACAAATGTGACACAAATCCTCCTAGCAAACTATCGGCTAGGTATTGGAGTTGTAAAAAATGGTAAACTTAACTAGGAGAGTGAAATGAAAAGTTATGCAGGTGGAAGCCACGGTAAAGGTAATCGTCCGGTACAGTCTGGTTCAGGTAATGCACCTATTGCCAAAGCCGGTGGTAACCGTTTCCCGGCTGGTAAAGGTAAGTAAGATTGGACACTAAAGAAAAAGCTGCTCAAGCATCTGTCATTCTAGGTAACGAAGCCTTTCAGGAAATGATTAAGCACCTAGAAGAAAGTTTGGTACTTGAGTGGAAAATATCTGACAATCCTGAACACAGAGAATTTTGTTGGTTAAAGTTGAACGCTCTTAGTTCAATTTTGGAAGACCTTGAGTCTTTCATCCACAACGACAAAATTGAAAACAACTAACAATGAGGTAAAATATGAGCGACGGTCAGACCAATCCGACTGAGTCGGAAGTCAACACACCACAGCTTAATATGCTTGATGTCATGTTTGGAAGTGAAGAAAACACTAATCCAGAAGTAACATCATCTGAAGAAGTATCTGATTCAACTGTTGAGTATGAAGCTGAAGTTGAGTACGAAGCAGTAGACGATGGCGAAGTAACGGCATCGGAAGATGATAACGAGTACGAGGTATTTGAAGAAGAGGACGTTGTAGAAACCCCACCTGGCTATACCGTAAAGGTAGATGGCGAAGAATATGAGGTTACTCTAGACGAACTCCGAAATGGATACCAGCGTCAGGCGGATTATACCCGTAAAGCGCAGTCTCTAGCTGAACAGCGTAAAGCTTATGAAGCTAACCTAGAGGCAGTATCACAGGAAAGGCAGCAGTACGGTCAGGTTCTAGAGAACATGGCTCAGTACCAAAACCTTGAACTCGCACAGTACCAAAATATCAATTGGCAGGAACTCAAAGAAAACGACCCCATGGAGTACATGGAAAAGCGTATTGAGTTCCAGGATGCTAAGGATAAAGTTGTTCAAGTACAAGTAGAACAACAGCGAGTTCGTCAGCAGACAGAAGCAGAATTTACCACACGTTTGACCAATGTTGTTAAAAGTGAGGCTGAGAAGCTTTCTCAAATTCTTCCAGAGTATGCTGGTTCTGATTCGACCCTTCGCAATGAACTGAGAAGTTACGCCCTAAATCAGGGTTTTTCTGAACAGGACATTGACGGAATTACCGATCACCGCGTAGTCCTCGTGTTGCATAAAGCAATGATGCAGGATAAAGCGACGAAAGGCTCCAGTCAGAAGGTTCGCAAAACTGTTCCCAAAGTTGTCAAGTCTGGAACTCCTGAGTCTAAAAGACAGCGGAGCACCAAGGCAGCGCAGGTTAAACGAGAGAGGCTGGCTAAAACGGGGAATAAGCGGGACGCGACAAACGTGTTTCTTGACTTAATCTCTTAAAATAGGAGGCCATTATGGCTCAGCCCACAGGTGTTTATGTAACTTATTCCGCAGCGGGTTTGCGGGAAGACCTTGAAAATGTGATTTACGATATCTCTCCAACCGATACTCCCTTCATGTCGATGGGTGGTCGCTCGGATGCGGTTGCTGTTAATCACGAATGGCAGACGGATTCTCTTGCAGCAGCGTCTGGCACTAACTATAACGAAGAAGGTTCGACGCTTGCCGCTACCGAACCGGCTGCAACAACTCGACTTGGCAACATCTGCCAGATCAGCTTGAAAACCACGCTGGTTTCCGGTACGCTTGACGCAGTGTCAAAGGCCGGTCGTAAGGAAGAGTTGGCTTACCAGATGACCAAACGTGCTTCTGAACTGAAGCGTGACATGGAAACTTCGCTGGTTGGTGTTAACCAGTCGAAGACGGCTATGGCTGCTGATACCACGGTTCGTAAGCTTGGTTCGCTTAGCTCCTGGGTCACGACCAATGCCAGTGTTGGCTCTGGTGGTACAGCCGCAGGTTCTGGTGGTAACGGTACTGCTCGTACTGACGGTACTCAACGTACGTTTACGGAAGCTCTCCTGAAGGCTTCTATCCTTCTGGCGTATGACAACGGTGCCAACACCAAGTACCTGATGATGGCTCCCAGCCAGAAGCAGACCTTCTCCAGCTTTGTTGGTGTCGGCGGTGCTTCTGGCGTGTCCAACTTCAACGATGTTGCTGACCAGCGCATCATTGGCGGCATGGACATCTATGTCAGTGACTTCGGTGAGATGGCGGTTGTTCCGAACCGCTTCCAGCGTAGCCGTGACGTTTGGCTGCTTGATCCCGAATATTATGGGGTTTCGTATCTGCGTCCGTTCTCGCAGCGTGAAGTCGCTTCCACGTCGGACGGCGAACAGCGTGCGATCATTGCTGAGTACACTCTTGTTGTTAACAACGAGAAGGCTCTTGGTGCGGTCTACGATCTAAGCTAGTCTAAAACGGGAGAGGGCATTTAGCTCTCTCCCTACTTTAGAGGTTAAAATGTATAAAAACCCAGTTAATACTAAATTCAACTATGACCACAAAGAAGAAAAGGTTGTTCTTCACAATACTCAAGACATTCAGCCTATCCTAGATATGAACAAAATGGAGATGAACGGTGACTCTCCATACGGTGTACAGAACAATCCTGATCTTCGTAAGGTAGCTAGTATTCCTTTGATCATTATTGAAAAATGGAAACGTGAACTAGGCGTTGATATTATGGATAAGAACGACATGCCAAAAGTTAAGAAACTTCTTAATGACCCTGAGTATAGTTGGCTGCGTACACATAAGAGTACTCTATAATGGCACTGGCTACTTATTCAGATTTGAAAACGAGCGTTGCTAATTATCTCAACAGAGATGATCTAACAAGCGTAATTCCTGATTTTATTTCTCTTTCCGAGAATCGAATGAACCGTGACTTGCGTGTTCGTGCAAATATGAATCGTGCCAATACTACAACTACCTCTGGTACAGCGTTTTACAACCTGCCCTCTGATATGATTGAGCTTCGCAACATCACATGGGAAAGTGACTCACAAAGCTTTGCTCTTTCCTACCTTTCTCCTGAGTCGTCCAGTAGAGAATACGGTGGCTACATTAGTGGCTCACCTAGGGCATACACCAACCTTGGTAAAAGCATTAAACTATCTCCTACGCCTGACGGTGAGTATCAAATTGCTATCAACTACTTTGCACAGTTGACAGCGTTGTCAAACACAAACTCAACCAATAACATTCTACAGTCTTTTCCAGACCTGTACCTATTTGGTTCTTGTTTGGAGGGGGCTATCTATCTTAACGACACTGAACAGGTACAGCGTTTTGGTGGAATTTATGAAAAAGCTCTTAAAGATGTTAGGGATGCAGAAGACTCTGCTCGTTATAGCGGAACGGTTATGACAATGACTGTTCAGGGTGATCCAGGTTCCTTAGTCCGTAGAGGTGCTGTATGACTACTAACTGGGTTCAGGATTTATTTAATATCATTCAAGAAGAAAACGGGAACATTCTTACAGAGGATGATTTCTTTATCTGTCTTGAAGAGTTTGATTCTACAGTCTGGACTATAGATACGGCAACCGGAAATGGCTAAAACACTCTTTGACATCAATGGTCAGCAAAGCGGTTTTTCGTATAATTCAGATTTGTCTCCATATGACATGCCTCCTACTAACTTTACAAATGTAGAAAATGTTAGGTTTGTTGATAAGAAGGCCAGTACCATTCTAGGCCACACAAGGGTATTTGGTACTGCACTAGACTTGCCATATTGGGTTACAAGTTGGGCGCAGGGTAGTGATAATCTTTGGGTATACGGTGGTCCTACGTCGCTTAATAAAATTAACGGCACCACACATACAGACATCACACGAGCATCTGGAGCATACACCACACTCACCGGAACGGTTAACAACTGGCAGGGTGGAGTTCTGGGTGGTGTCTTGGTAGCTAATAATACACTGGACGTACCTCAGAGCATTACACAGGGCGGTAGCGTATTTACAGACTTGCCCGACTGGCCTTCTACGCTTCTCTGCAAAGCTATTGTTCCTTTCAGGAACCACTTAATTGCAATGAACCTAACCGACAGTGGCACCGCAAAGCCCTTTACAGTGCGCTGGAGCGATGCTATCCCTTCAGGGGCAGCTACCAACGGTGCAAACACTTGGAACACTGCTAGCACCGCTTCTGAGTCAGGAGAGGCTACCATAGGCGGCACTAAAGGTGTTATCCTCAATGCCCTACCACTTGGCAATGAGCTTTTAATATATAAAGAAGATAGCATCCACTCCTTAAACTATGTTGGTGGGACGTTTACTTTTAATCTGCGAGAGAAATTCAAAGACGTAGGTTTGTTCAGCAGAGACGCTGTTGTAGACATTGGGGATGGAAGACATGTCTTTATGTCTACTAACGATGTTGTCGTGACCAATGGTCAGTCTGTAGTAAGCATCGTTGATGACAAAGTTAAAACATTCTTGTTTTCTCAGATTGATAGTACCTATTATTATAAGACCTTTATGGTTAACAACCGTATCCAAAATGAAATTTGGATTTGCTACCCCCAGACTAATGCTACAGATGGGCTTCCCAACCGTGCTCTAGTTTGGAACTATAAGGATAATACCTGGTCTATTCGAGACTTGCCAAGTGTTAACTATATTGGTCGTGGCTTCGTTGACCCCGATTTGACTAACACATGGTCAACAGCTACGGACACTTGGGAGAATAGTACGCTAGCTTGGACACAGCAGTTATACAACCCTTCTATCGACTCTCTCCTTATGTGCTTCCCTTCTGACTCTGCTGCAAACAGTCGTTTCTTCTTGGCTGACTCAGGAACAACCTTTGCAGGTACAACCTTTGTTACAACATTGGAACGGATTGGGCTACACGCCGGTAGGACAGATTCTATTAAGGCTGTAAGTAGAATTTATCCTAGGATTAGTGGTACAGGATATGTTAAAATAAGTGTGGGGGCTGAGTTAGAACCCTATGCTGGTGTTACCTATGCTGATCCAGTTGAGTTCAATATTGGTGTGGATAGTAAGGTTGATTGTAGAGTTCGCGGTAGATACATTGCTATCAAGTTTGAACACGACACTGATACTTCCTTTAGTCTTTCTGGATATGCAATTGAGTCCGAAGTGGTATCTGACCGATGAGCAGAGAGTTTCTACGGTTTAGTCATGCTAACCCACCACCTGACCCACAGGAACTTCCCAGCTATCTTAATGAAACTTTTAATGAACTAGGTGCTGTTGTAGAACTGCTTCGTGACGGACATTTGGACGTAGTCTATGCAGCCCCTACTAAACCAAGTCAGGGTGATATACGATATGCAGACGGAACTAGTTGGAACCCTGGAAGCGGAGAAGGTATATACTTTTTCAACGCAGCCGGTTCATGGGTTAAGCTATAGAAAAGTAAACCCTAAGAGTAAAAACTTTAAGACAATATTGGGACAGTGTTGGAAGTACATTGAAAGTTCAGTAGAGAGAAACAATACCGACCTTATTAAGACAGTGGATGTTGTTCAGAGAGTAGCGGATAAAGTGTCTGATCTCTGGGTAACTGTAGATTCTGAAAAGGAAGAGATAGTAGGTTGCTTTGTAATCGGTGCAGCGGCTTACCCGCAAAGCACAGGAATCATGGCAGAAGCAATAGGCGGTAAGTTTAATTTCCCAGACGTGGTGCCAGTTGTGGAAAAGTACTATAAAAATCTAGGTTACTCTTTCTTTGAGATGACGGGCCGTAAAGGTTGGGAAAAAGTGATGAACCCTCTGGGGTTTGAATTAACAAGTATCACAGTATACAAGAGGCTATAAAATGGGAAGTATCTTTAAACCAAGTACTACAGTTGTACAAGCACCTTCTACTTCTCAGGCAAAAAGTTCTGGAGAGGTTAAGCCCTATGCTCCTGTAGAGCCTTTAATCAAAGAACTTCTCCCGCAGCTTCAGCAGACCTTCAACACTGCTCCCCAGTTGTACCAAGGTTCGCTAGTACCTGAAACATCTTCTCAGACCTTAGCGGCGCGGGATATGATGACACAGGCTGGAGAAACAGGGGCTGGGTTTGCTCCGGGTTTCCAGACACTGTACAACCAGCTATTCGGTCAGGCCACGGCAGCGCCGGGAACCAGTGCACTGTACCAAGCTCAGACAGGCCAGATTGCAGACCAAGCGCGGCAGCTAACAGAGCGTGATAAGCAGTTGGCCCAGCAGCAAGCCATGGAAGCAGGACAGTTTGGGCTAGGCTCTACTGCCCTAGGTGAGCTTCAGGCGCTACAGCAGCAGAAGCGTGAAGAGACTATCCAGAGCCAACTAGCCACGGCACTGGGTGCAGAGGACATTCGTACTCGACAGGCTCAGGCTGATCTTCCAGGAATGGCCCAGCAGGTTGTCCAAGCACAGCTTACACCCGCTCAGTTCCAAGAAGCTATCGGCAGGGATGTTGAGTTGCGGCAGACGGCTCAGTTGTCCGACGCTCAACGCTTGGCTCAACAGCAGCAGGAAGCAGAGCGTGCTCAGGCAATCACATATGCTAACCTGTTGGGTGGCTTGGCCGGTCTTGGAAGTTCTACTCAGATGCAACAGACATCCTCTGGTTCAATCGGTCAGGTAATACCGGGTACGTCTATCTTCCAGCAGCTTGCTGGTGCAGCTGGTACTGCTGCGTCATTTTTACCTCGATAACTGGAGAATTGTAAATGGGTAAAATACTAGCACAGCTTCAGAGCATGTCTGAACCAGGATACTGGGAGGATACTCCCCCTGATATCAAGCGTAATTTAGATTACTACAGTTCTGGACTTCCTGATAAATACGGTGAAGACTCTCCTAAAGAGGGAGAGATAGCACCGCGTTTTAAAGACCCGTTTGAAGGCATGAGTGTACAGGAAATTAAAGACCACGTCGAAATGTACGGTGAAGCAGACAGTGGAGGTATCACCACTGACAAAGGTGAAGAAAGTAATATAACCATCTCAGGCGGTAAGGAAGCTGGCTACAAGAAAGACCTCTTGAGAATCAAGGAGGGTCTTAAAAAAGCAGGTGAGGGTGCTCCTGTACCCGTTGAACCTATCCAAGGTAGACTTCCGGGTCTAATTGGTTCTCAGGGCAATCCTAACTATAGACCCGTTCAGGAACCTTACCAGTACGGTGTTCCCTCGGTTCTGAATAGCCAAGCTGAGATTCAGAATAAGGTTATAAATGACCTTACCTCAGCACTGGGTAAGACTATTCTCAAACGGCGTGACATTAACTTTCTCACGTTAATTTAGGTAGGATACGAAAATGGCTGAAGATATTAAAATAGAAAAACTACCTGTCTTAAAGAACGCTCTTGGTTTAGATTACATAGTGCCTTCGCCCGAAGACTTGTACGGCACAAAGGATTTCACGCTTTCTACATTTGAGGATAATGACCCTAGGAACGCGCTGTACAATATTGTAATGGGCAGAGGGAACCTTGACACTATTGCCAGATCACCTGACATTCCTGTTTTTACAACGCCAGCAGCAGCAGCACCCCCGCCAACTGTTTCTCAAAGTGTTGCTGAAAACACTGTTAAAGCCCTTACAACTGGGTCCAACGGTGCTAACACTTTGTTAGAGGATGGCCGTAGGGCAGACGCAGCTAAGAGCCTACTCGGTGGAGACATGAGTGATATTATTGCTAATCTTCTGAGCATGTTTGCCAGACCAGAGTTTCAGCAAGCTGGCTTTGAGGGTCAAGGTTTTGGACCGACTATACTAGGGGCTACGAGAGCTAACGCAGCCCTGCAAGAGCAGGAGCTTGCTACTCAGGCAGCAAATTTGAAGGCTTTGGGCAGTATTGAAGCAGCTGGTCCAATTTGGGGCGATGCAAAGTCTTTTCAGGTAGAAAAATTTGACAACCTGCAACGAGCTATTAAGTCAGTAGATACTATCCAAAATATGAAAAAATTGTTAAGCGAGGGTTTTGTTACTGGCGGTATCCCAGCATCAGTAGACCTTATAAGGGGCCTTGGTAATCTTGTAAACATTTCGCTTAATCCTTCTAACCTAGAAGAATACAGAACTCAAACAAATCAACTAGCTACAGATTTGGTAGCCAGTGGTATATTTGGCAAAGAAGTAAACAAATCAGAATGGGAACTTATTTTTGAACTAATTGCTAAAGCCGGTTCTACGAAAGGTTCTCAAGAATTGCTAGAAAAGCTAAACTCTCTTTCGGTTAGGATTAACAACAATATTCAAAGAGATAGTAGAGTTCTGGAAGCCATGGGCGTGCCCGTTAAACCGCTTCTATCTGCCAACCAACCTTTGGTTTCACAGCGCAATGTTGGCGGGGGTAATTAAATGGAAACTATCCGCCTATATGACGGCACAGAGGTACAAATTCCAGAGGGTTTGACTGACGGTGAGGTTACCAACCTTATTGCTAAGGCTTTCCCAGCTAAAGCAGCCCTTCAAGGTGTTACTTCTGACGTGGAGCGTGAGTATAACCTGACCAGTGGTGTTAAAAACGCCTCTGCTCGGTTCTCACAGGCTCTAGCTCAGGGTAACACTAAGGAGATCAAGGCAGCAGCAGATGCCGACTATGGCCCCGGTAACTGGGAAATTACCTCGTGGGGTGAGCTTGCCATTAAGCCGGAAGGTCTTCGTAGGATAGGAGTTGAGCCTGAAGATGACCGAAAGGTTGTTGTAGACGAAATTGGAAGCTCATTGTACGACTTGGTAGACATGGCTCCTGAAATTGCAATTGGTGTTGCTTCTGTAGTTGGTGAGGTTCTAGGACCACAGGTGTTTGTTCCCGGCTCAGGTGTTGCAGCAGGAACAGCCGCTCGTGGCTTCCTGGGTGCCTTCGGTACTCGCAGACTGGCTGCACAAGCCACAGGTGCTGGCCCAGG